GAGCAGCGCCTCCGAATGTAAGGAGCAGACGAATCTCAGGGGGGGTTTGGATCTTGTTGCGATACTTGAAATACAACTCCTCCAGAATGCTATCATAGTCTTTCTGGCTGTACACGCTCTGGTGCATTTGGTCGCTGAAGCCTTCGAGTTCAAGGTCCAAGACATCCACTTTGTCGTTCAGAAACTCTAGGGCTGCGGAAAGACCAACAAGGGCCTTGCGCGAAAACTTCAGACTGCGGTCCAGCTCCAGGTGCGTCTTGATGCGAGACAACTCGGCCCGCATCTCGCGAATGTCATCACGAGCAGTGAACTTCCGTGGATCAATGCCTTGGCGACGCAGGACTTCGAGACGGAAGAGGATATCGGCCTTCTCATCTGCAATGCTGAGGAATCCAGTAGAGGGTGTTTCCTCATAAAACTTTTGTTGTTTCTCTGACTCGGGGGAAGAGTCATACAGGTTTCCTTCGCCGTCATAGTCAATAGAGACACCGCTGCTACCACTGTTTGACTCGGTGTCAGATTCATTCTTGAGCTTGTTTGGGTTGGCAATATCACGCATGAAATCCTTGAGGTCTGCATCGTCCCCCCCAAAATCACTCTCGGGTGACACCGCCGGTGCCTGCTGACGTGCAGCAAACCTCTGTGGAAGTTGAATGTTTACTCCTCCCGCATCTGTGCCTATCTTCATTGCCTGTCTTTCCGTGAAGGGATTGAGAGAAACACTCATTTTGATTACATTGATATATAAAATGTTTAAATTTTACGCAAGCATGCTATCTATGGCATGGGAGGATATACTTTCCTGTTGTCTCCGGGGGGCTTGTTCCACTTGATTCAGGACTACTGTCACTCATTTTATACTCGGTGCACAATTTCCTCCAGGGTTCGGTCAGTATCCGCTTGATAGAATTCAAGTTATAGTTTATAGTGTTTGTGAACACTTGTCGCTTAGGTATGCGCAGGAGTTCGTCCAGAGTGCACCACATCAATTCTGTTTTTTCAATGTAGTTGTTCCCAATGTTCTTGTATTTCATAAAGCTCATCACCTTCTTGAATCTGCAGGGAAGGTCGTGGTAGTATGGAACCTCCATCACATACATCCTATAAATATGCTGGTTCTTTGTAGAACCCAAGAGACACGTGGAAAGTTCCCGTACCCTTTTGCGAATGTCATATGGAGAATTGCAGAGAATGCCAAGTGTTTCCTCATAAAATTCCCTGGCAGCCGTATTCACCAAGTCTCCGCGGTCCACCGTCTCAATTTTCCCCCCAAAATCGCTAAACACCGAGTCGCGGATATCTCTTCCTATAAGAAAAACTACCTCTCCTGCATCATTTCTGCTGAATGGCAATATGCCTGCCGAGTTCACCATTATCCCTATAGAACTTTTACATTTTAATGAGAACATTTGAACGAGGAATTAAATGGAGAAAGAAACAAGCTTTTTACGGTATGTCTGCTTCTCAAAATTTATGAACATTCCATTGGAAATAGGAACCGCTATGTCACGCAATTTTCGAATGGAAATTCCAGACAGAGACGAAAGTTCCTGCCAACTTACAAAGATGTAATACATACCTTCCATTTTTACCCGGATGTGAAAACGCTCCCGCATTCTCACGGGGGCCAGGAAATAATATCGATGGAACGGTACCATCGCGTCCATGAGCCTTCGCTGAAGACCCCCCTTCGTCCCCCGTTTTGAAGCGGGCCACTCACCCTCATACCGAAAACTACTGAACAAGCCAATGGCCAAGTAGGACTTCCAACCATTATAAGACAACTCAATGTCTCCACACATCTTTACCCTGGCAAATACTCCGTCTACTGTCGTGAAATACAATTTGAGGCTGCTGTCAGCCGACCACGAAGAACCCAAAGATGCCTCAAAAACTTTTGTCATGTCGGCATAACTCACATAGTTGTCCCACACGATCCCCGAGTCAGTAACATGGCCAAGAGTCTTGGACTTTTCCACCAAGGCATCGTAAACCGCTTTGTAAACAGAGACAAACCCAGTAGCTGGTGCGTATGAGTCCACGTCAATACGATGGCTCGCGTGAGTGACATCAAAACAAAACTGCACCTTGTCACCCGTCATGACAGAGTGGTGTGGGATGTGGAGATCCACTGTGAACGAGATAACTTCATCCAAGATGCGCGTAGACAAGAATAGTTTATTCCCACACATGTCTACAGCCCACCCCTTGAATGCGTTGACGAACTCCTCCCGCAATACGGGGCCAAACACCCACACGTCCGGGTCCTCTTTGAACCAAAACCTGGTCTTGGAGTACACCTTGTGGAGGACCGCGAGACGGCCAAACCAAAAATGCCTCATTTTCTCCACCAATATCAATTTGAACTCCAACAATTTTCTATTCCTGATCAACTCATTATCACACAGAGCAACGGACAAGTTTGCCACATCACTGGGAGAGAGCATATGGGAGATAGTCTGCAAAACATCAGTATTCATAATGCTACAATTCCCCATAAAAATCTCATAAAACACAGTGAATGTCGATATATTTCACACTCCGATGTCATTTGACCCAGGAACAAGTATATCGACGCGCCAGAGCATAAAAGGAGAATTTTGTTCACAAAGAACATCTCCTCACCACCAACCATCTGCCCATAAGAACACACAAAGACCCCAAAACCCCCAAAGCAAACAACTGCCAAAGAACTTAAGGAAAACAATCTCCTACATCAGAATGGCAATCTTCACCGCTAAGACCTTCGAGCCCTCCAACATCAAGTTTGCCCCCGTAGAGAAGAACAAGCTCGGTGGCAAGTATGTCCCTCTCGCCGATGTCCATGGTGTCAAGACCCGTCTGACCATTCAGACCCCCGCGATGCACATGCCCTTTGGCATCTCCGGCTACCGCGAGCGCCCTGACGCCGAGCCCACCAGCTACTCTGCCGACCTGTCTTTCCGCGACATGGACACCAACGAGAACCTGGCAACTCTCTTTAACAAGGTCACCGAGCTGGACACCCATCTGGTCGACGCAGCCGTCGAGAACTCCGTTTCTTGGTTCGGCAAGAAGAAGTCTCGCGAGCTCCTAGAGGACACCTATCGCAAGCTGACAAAGGTGGATCCCTCGGGTAAGTACGCCCCCGTGATGAAGTTTAAGATCCCAATGCTCAACGGGAAGCCCAATGTCCAGATCTTCGACACCGACAAGAAGCCCATCGGCGTCGAGGACGTCCCCAAGGGCGCAAAGGTGAAGGTGATTGCCGAGGTCGCCAGCATCTGGTTCATTGGCTCCGGCACCAGCTGGGGCATTTCTTTCCGCGCCGTACAGATCCTGATTGTCTCGAAGCCCGCTCGCCTCGACGCGTTTGCCTTTGTTGCCGAGGACGGTGACGATGAGGAGGTATCCAAGGAGCTGGCGATCGTGTCCGACGAGGACGAGGACAACCTGAAGTTCCTGTGAGTTGTTAGCGTTCGTTAAAAACTAAAAAAAATAGTATATATGTACGTATATGGATATACTTTCAAGCATTAACATGATGGTAATTTTGGATCTTGTTGAGGAAGCATTGGCGGGCAACAATCGCCCAATGGCAAAACAGGCACTGGTTGCCTTTGCTTCAGGTAAAGATGGTAAGTTGGGCACGATCGATGACAAGTTGACGCCTGAGACACTCGAGATGCTCAAGAAGATGATTGACGATGGGAGTTTAGACAGACTTGTAGAGAAGATGCATAAGACTGGGTTGTTCGAGAAGATAAGCAAGTGTTTCTGTGCATGAGTGTGTATGACAGGTAAGTATACTTCACCAGTTCGCGTAGCTCAATGGTCAGAGCACTGATCTTATGAGTCAGGGGTTGCCGGTTCGAGTCCGGTCGTGAACAATGCCGGCGGGCACTAAACGCAAAGCTTTATAGCTCAGATGGGAGAGCGTGTCACTGAAGATGTCAAGGTCCGCAGATCAAAACTGTGTGAAGCTATTGCCGGCGGGCACTAAACGCTTTTGACGATATGTCCGAGTGGTTAAGGAGATCGCCTTAAGAGCGATTGGTCGTAAGACCGCACGCGTTCGATCCGCGTTGTCGTCAGAGCCGACGGGCATTAAACGCAAGGCTTTATAGCTCAGATGGGAGAGCGTGGCACTGAAGATGCCAAGGTCCGCAGATCGATACTGTGTGAAGCCACTGCCGGCGGGCACTAAACGCAATCAGGCCGCGTAGCTTAGTGGAAAAAGCGTCAGACTTCTAATCTGAAGATCGTGGTTTCGAATACCACCGTGGTCGTGTCGGCGGACTTTAAACGCACATAAATAGCCAGGACATGTGGTGAAGTGGTTCTCACATTTGCCTTCCAAGCAAAAGTCCCGCGTTCGATTCGCGGCATGTTCAAGTCGGTGGACTTTAAACACATTTGGTTCCTTAACTCAGCTGGGAGAGTGTCGAGCTGTTAACTCGGAAGTCATCGGATCGAAACCGATAGGAACCGAGCCGCGTGGGCTTTAAACGCACCTCGCCATAGCTCAGTTGAAAGATGACTGTAAGGTCAAAACATATATCCTTAGGTCCCTGGATCGAACCCAGGTGGTGAGATAGCCCGGTTAGCTCAGTGGTAGAGCGCTAGACTCTTAATCTAGTGGTCGTGGGTTCGAGCCCCACATCGGGCAGAAGTCGCCGCCTTTCGATGGCGCCGCCGGTGGGCGAAAACACACAAAAGATAGTATAGTGTTTAGTATCCCTGCCTGTCACGCAGGAGACCGGGGTTCAATTCCCAGATGCGGCGTGTCGGCGGACTCCAAACGCATGATAAAGTATGCAAGCGGTCAAAGCAGTGGGTTTCAAGGTCCCATCCTTCGGGTTCGCGGGTTCGATCCCCGTCTTTATCTATATGCCGGTGTAGCTTAGTGGTAAAGCGCTTGCTTCGTAAGCAAGAGATCATGAGTTCGAACCTCATCACTGGCATTAAACTTGATATATCTTTGTAAAGATGTATCAAAACCGATGTATTTTTCAAGAGTCTAATATTCTTTGTAATCTATACAATGATATATTTGTAGTCTTGGAAAGATCTGATAGAATAGAATCTCTCAATTGCATCTGTATCCATGCACGCGTGGGCCTTCTTTTGTTAACCAGAACAAGCTGTTCATTAAATTGTGTAACCAGAGAATCAACAACATGCAAAGCAAAAACATTATCAGTTGTGCACTCGTAGTCAGTTATAACATACACCCCATCATTCTGTTTAATCTTCAACACCGCGTTCACAGTCCTGTCCGCGAAATCCAATGTAACTATATGCCCCATCCCATATGTCCGTATGAAACCATGTAGATTCACCAAGTTAAACACATCTAAATAAAACCCCACAGTCATGCGCGCTGTTATGTTGGTCGAAATGTCAGTCAATATTTTATTGGCAACTTCACAAACTTTGCTGTTGTAGATATCCCTGTCTCTCAGATGAACCGCCATCCTGTAAACTGTCCTGAGAATATCATTCGGCATTTCCTTGTCAAAATTTGTGTCGAGCATATGCTGCTTAATTCTATCAAATATTCTTTTTGCGGAAACTTTCCTATGGGAAATATCCTATATGCCAAAGAATATGAGCACTCAATGTCAAGAGACATTAAGAGGTCAGAATTGACCGAGAGGCGGCGAAGGTCTCTACGACCCGGGCATCCGCCTCGGTGCTCAGCCATTTCAAAAGGATGTTGCGGGCGGCGTGGATGTCGCGGTCGCATACATTGCCACAGAAACACTCGAACGTCTTCTTGCTCCCGAGTAAGTAATTAACTTGCCCGCAAGCACCACACGTCTTTGAAGTGTATTCTTCGGTCGGTTCGGCGTATAGCAACCCCCTTTCCTCGCACTTGCCTTTCATACGCATCCTGAAGGTGAAATGACTGATGCCAAGCATCGAGCGGTTTGTCTTGGCTTTCAACATCCCGCTGACGCGTTTGGTTTCGAATGGTGGCAACAGCACGCCAGAACTTTCATCAGTTATATGATTTATGATTTCCCAGTGATAGGTGTCTCGCACACGTTGATGGTGGCGAAACAACTTGCGACGGTGTTCTTTTAACTTACGTTTCAAAATATTATCCTGACATTTTGAAATCCTACGGTCAACAATTGATACCCGCGTCCTTATGTCAACGAGTTTGGCATTCATATCTTCTCCCAAGGACTTAGAACCACCATCGGTCCCAAAGCACGCAAAGGGAGTGCGAACGCCGGGGTCTATGGCAACGATGGGTTTGGGTGTCTGGGTCCCCGTGGTCTTATACATCGGTATCAACAACCAGTGGTCTCCGTATGGGTCCCTCTGTATTCTACACTCCGCATCAGGGACATCTTCGAATGGAATAGACCCAAAATACCTGATTTGACCCAATGTTCTTGGCAACACCGTGAGGACACCGTCCTTGTGTTTAAGATACTTCCCAATGCCAAGAGAGAACCCATTTTGTTGTTGGTGTTTCTTCGTCTTGAAAGTTATTTTGAAATGTGTGATGTTTTTGTTTTTCAAGTTGGTAAATGCTGTCTTGAAATTCTTTGCCGCTTCAAAGACTGCTTGATGCCGTATTACTTTAGGAGTTGCCAATAACCATCTGCGTTTTTGAAAAAAAGAGTTATACTCGCCGTTTCTTGACTTCAGAGACACCAAAGCATTTTGAAGTTCTATCTTGTTTGCGTTATGCGTTTTGTTGTTGATTGCTGATATTGCGACATTATAAGAATATCTGGCACCATCCGCAAACTTCCTTAGCAGCAGTTTCTGTTCCTTAGTAGGGTTCAGTTTCACCTTTCTCGTGCGGATAACCTTTTTGATATCCGCATCATTTTGAAAGAGCGGTGTTGTTTGTTGTTCCCAAGGGAGTATTTGTGTGAGTTCCTGGGTTTTTCTCGACCACCATGGTTTTAATCGCGGCATATTTATTATGAAAATCACTTCCTTTACATATCAAAAGTGTCGATATAAGGCAAATGACAAATATACATAGTTTTTGATGTTTAGGCACAAAAGATGTTCTGAATATATTTTGTTATTTTGCGCATGATGCTTGGCCGCAAGCAGCTTGTTGCCGTGTCTTCTGTATCGCCGTCGCCAGACATGATGATTGCATCAGCAGGATGATAATTCGATACAGCTGCAAGAAATTCTTCAACTTCATAAGAGTCCGACCGATAAAGCGGAGCAGATGACTTCTTGGGCGCATCGGGAACCATGATGTCAACGGGGCGGGAGCAGAGAGGAGTGTTCATATTGTCAGTAAGTGATTTTCTCTTACTTGTTGGCATTCATATATACTTGTCAAAACCTGGGTCAAATGACAAGTATATCGACATAATAAACTTAAAATAATCTGATATGTGTGTATCATAGATATGGCTTCTCTCTTTGTGGTCACCCAAATTACAAACACCAAAAACATGGCAGGCATCCCTCATAATCATGCAATCGCTAACATCGATGGAGCCGCCATCTTCGGGTTCAGAAAGCTCCCTCTTGCAGCAAAAATTGCAAAGGCGATAGATCACCGCATTACTACAAACGCTGAGTATGTTTTCTGCGAAGACCTTGTAGAGCCCTTTTCCAACTTGGTAAAAGGTCAGGTTCTCAGTTTCAAGTATCCCTATGCAATCACCAGGGATGTCAGGTTTGACAACGTAATCATCGGTCGTGTAAAAGAGAGCGAACTAGTGGCTTATTGTTCTGCTCTGCAAGTTTCCACCGTGATGCTAAACGAAACATCTGAGAGACTGTATGTAGAGGACATTCTCAGCCCTGCCCGTTCCTTGCAGTATAGCGCAGGGTTTCTTGACTATCTCTACCACATGGAAGAAAAAAATGACCTTGAATAATTAAATATCGCGTAAACTTAAACAAACAAAAACATGGTGGTAGAACTCACTAAACTGAAATCAGGCCCAAAGAAATTCAAGGCAGTGTTCTTGGATGACAAGACAAAGAAAAAAGTGAAAACGGTTTACTTCGGGCAATTTGGCGCAAGCGATTACACAATTCACAAAGATCCCGCACGCATGAAGAGATATGTAATCAGACATCAGAAAAGAGAAGACTGGACAAGAGCCGGAAAGCACACGCCGGGGTTCTGGAGCAAACATTTGCTATGGAGCAAACCTTCTTTCACAGATGCTTTGAAGTTGACACAGGCTAAAGTCGGAGAGAGAATTGTATATAAAAAATAAAAAACATATTATCTAATCTTAACAAACGTATAATGAGTTATTTCCTGACTCCGTGGAACAATAATTTTGATGAGATATATGCTTCTGGAAACATTATTACAGAACAATATTTCATTGGAAACGGAGCTTTTCTAACTGGAGCAACTTTTACTCCACCAGCAGTTTCATCATCTGATATCCGTGGAAATGTTATCGGGTCATATGCCAACGTTTCAAACATCATAGCGTCCGCAGGCAACATTGCTAATGTCCGCTTTGCTACCGATGGTAACGTGACAGCCGCGTACTTCATCGGCAACGGGTCCCAGCTGACCGGTGTCACTTCAACTCTCCCATCCATCGCAAACATTGACATCCGCGGAAATGTCATCGGGTCATACGCCAACGTTTCAAACA